GTCGACGGAAAACGCCCACGCCAGATACGGCAGGAATTTCACCGGGCATTTCCACGGATCCCACAGGTCACGCAAGGGGACATTCAGGTCACTGATGACGGCACACGCGGCGGCAGCGCGCTGTTCCAGCTGTGATGACCCGGTCGCCATCAGTGAATTACTCATCCGAGCCCCCAATCACCACGCGGGTGTCGGTGCAGTACGCGGCCTGAGTTTTATCGAGCACCACATCCGCCCGTGGCTGAAGCAGCTCAACGCGCTGGACACCCTGCACATGCAGCGCGGCGTATATCGCTGACATCCGGATGTCACGACCGAGGCGACGCTGCTCAGTGATATAGGCGGTTAACTGCGTTCTGGCGGCGGCCAGAATGGGCTCAGTCGCCGGACCGGGGTACACGTACAGCACGGCGTCGACCGCATAAGGGATAATCTCAGCCGAGACGACTGTCAGGCGGTCACCGACCGGGCGTACCGTCTCATCATTCAGCGCCGTACTGACGGCCAGCAGCAAATCATTCGATGCCGTGCCGTCACCTTCCCGCGACAACACCGCGACAGTGACTTCTGCGGGGGCGGGACTGTTCGCCGAGGCATCCGCCACACGACCATCGGCGCTCATGGCGTGAAATTCATAGGCACCGGCTGGCCCGGCAACGCTCATGCCTTCAAAGGCCGCCGGGATGCGCTGACGTAAATCGCTGTCGGACTCCATGACTGCCGCCACCGGCGGGATTTGGGTGTCGTCTGCGGCGGTGATGACCAGGCGTTCAACGTTATTATTTGCCGCAAGCTGGTCGAGGTCGTTTTTGATGGCATAGGCCACCATGCCGGCCTGTGCCGCCTCGTTAATACGCTGGCGTAAAATCACCTCCCGGTAGGCATTCTCTTCCAGATATTTCACAAGTGGCTCTGACTCCAGCGTCAGTGCTCTGGCGACCGCCTCCTGCTCATCCTCCGGGTAGAGCGAAACCAGCGTGGCCTTGCGCGCTGCGAGGATGGTTTCAAAGTCCAGCGTTTCCACCACATCAGGCGCGGGGAGCTGGCTCAGGTCGATAACTGCCATAGATTCAACTCACAGGAATGGTTAAGGAAAGGCTCTCGCCGGTATCGGTGATTTGTCCGGTCACCTCGACGACCATCTGCCCGTTAAACTGCCGCGCCGTGGTGATACTGGTCAGCCTGACGCGCGGTTCCCACTTCAGGATCGCCATGTAGCACGCCGCCATAATTTGCAGCTCAAGCGCCGGGGTCTGAGGCTGGTCAATCATCTGCGACAACAGCGAGCCGTATTCACGACGCATGACTCGGGAGCCGACGGGCGTGCGCAGAATATCCCCGATGCTCTGGCTGATATGGTCCACGTCTGAAATGCGCTCGCCGGTCGCGCGGTTCATACCGAGATAACGGGCCGTCATTGGGTCCCCTCCGTCCATTCATCACCGCGCCTGATGCCGCCGTGGCCGTGTTTATCCACCTGAACACCGTTGGAAGTGAAAGCGCCGCCGCTGTGTTCGATATCGCCGGACATCCTGCCGCCTTGCTTCACCTCCAGCGTACCGGTCGTCAGTTTGTTAGTGCAGACCACCTCCGGCGTATCGAGGGTGACGCGGGTGGAGGCTTTAACCAGCACCACCGGCACGCTGACGGCAACCGAACCGGATGCGGTCACATCGGCGGTTTTAATGCCGGTGACGGTCAGCGCACCGGTTTCCGGCTCATAACTCATGACGGCACCGTCGGGAAACTCAACATGCCAGGCATCCGCCGAGGCCGACGGCGCAGGGTGGTCGTCGGAATAAATGCCGGGCAGCACAAAAGCGGTATCGAGTTCGCCGCCCACGGACAGAATCATCACCTGCTCGCCAACAGAGGGAGCCCACCAGGTGCGCGAACGCCCGGCACGGTGGGTCAGCCACTGAAGCCAGTCGGTATAAATGCCGCCGGTCTGCACGCGACAGCGCCCGGCTTCGAGGTCAGTTTCGACGACGATGCCGGTGCGGATCATGTTGCGTATCGCGCGGGCAAGTTCCTGGATAGATGCAAGAGTATTCATAGGGGAAAGGATGCCGCTGGGGTGTTACGACAGCAATCAGTGGGCGTTTTGCCCTGGCTGGCACAACGGTATCTGTATCAGCCCGGATTTGAGCTGGCATATCCATGGCACAGAATCAAACCTAATCTGACGGAAAGCTCTGTGCCAACAACAGACATTAGAAACATCTGTTATGGCATCTAGCACAGAGTAAAGTAGAGTAGTTCCTAGGTATTCGGTTTGACTTCATCACAAGCCATATAGCCGGAAAACTACTTAGAGAGCTATAATCGTAAAGACTTAAGGGTTAATATACATACTGTTTTAACTTTACCTCATTAAGTTGCTAAGATGTAACTTGAATAAAATATCACAGTGGATAAATACAAATGAAAAATGATCCAGTTAATATTATCAACCTCACACTAGAAGTGTTCCTAGATAATAACCACCTGACAAAAGAACAGTTCCATAAAGCCAATTTTCCGTGGGAAGAGTTGAAGGAAATTGGATTGGCGCATTACAACAACATACCTGCATTATCTGAAACCGCTGGGCTTATATCATCAATATTACAGCAAGGGGAAAATGTTCACTCTGTTCGCTGGAGAATTAAAGACCCTGAACACCTAATGAGTAAAATAATCAGAAAAAGAAATGAGAATGAGGTCAGTGAAAAGTATATTTCAATAACAAAAGATAACTATACAGATGTAATAACTGATTTAATTGGCATCAGAGTACTGCATCTTTTCAAAGAAGACTGGAAGACAATTCATGAATACCTTGATTCAAAATGGGAATTTCAAGAAGCACCGATAGTTTATATTCGCAACGGTGATACTCACGATGTAAATATAGCAGGTAGCATTGAGAAAGTACATCCAGCCGGGTATAGGTCTGTTCATTATATAATCTCCACTCGATTACTGAAAAATAATATTTACTCCGAAATTCAGGTTAGGACAATTTTTGAAGAAGCATGGAGTGAAATAGACCATCATGTAAGATATCCAAATTTTAAAAATAATGAAGTATTAAATTATTTTTTATTGATTTTTAATCGATTCGCAGGTGGTGCAGATGAAATGGGTACATTCGTTCTTTCTTTAAAAAATGAACTTAAAGCATCGATTGAACGAAGCATTAAAATATTCGAAATTGAAAAAGAAAAAGAAACATATCTTGCAAAAATTGATGAATTAGTTAGTAATCTTAAAGATGGCCAAAAAATCACTTCAGAAACAACAAAAGAATTAAAACAAGTGAAGCAAAAACTTGAGTTGTTTCAACGAAAGGTGAATTCTGTTTACAACAACCCAGCACTCCAATCATTAAATACGAGCAGTTTGGTAGGTAACATTAAAGATTTGTCATCCAGTTCTCATACAGCATTCGGTGATTTTAAAATCACCCCCTCCAGACATATAGTATCAAAAGAATTAATTGACTCCATTTTGAATAATGAAGACGCACTCAAAAAAATTGGCATCCAACCCAATAGTCTTAACATAAGCATTAATGAAAGGCAAAAAAAACCACCAAAAAAATAACAAATCACCAAGCAAAAAAAATCAGGCGGGGTGATTTATGGCGTCACCCGCCAATTTGATTTTCAATTAAATATTTATGAGTGGCCCACTTATATATATTTTCTCATAAGGCATACACACACCACCAATCATTTATTAGCATAAATCTAATTTATATGAACCTGCATTTCACCTCAAAAAAACAAGATTTTGCGTACATTTAATTTTAATTATACTATATTCCGATAATAAAACAACCTACAACCTTAATTCCGATAATAAAACAACCTACAACCTTACCATCAAAATAAAAAAACAATATAAACAGCAATTACATGACGCAACATCAACCACCTAATCACATGCCAGAACATTTATTTATGGTGAAGCAAAGAAAAAGCAAGGCATTCCAGTACCACGTATATGGCAGGAGTAACACGGAGAGGATCAAACTGCTTACCGGTGACCTTAATCAGTTAGTAAAATATAATATTCTCACATTGTTCACAGCAGATTTTCAGATTTCATGATGAGCTCCCAGTAAAAACTGTATCAGCTCAAATCTGAGCTGATACAGTTCAGTCTGCGAGGTAGTCGATAATGACGCACTCCACAAGCTGCCGGTCATCTTCGGTAAAGCTCAGGAGCTGGCGCTGTGGGTACTCGACAGCGGCGCTTTTGGGGGATGGCTTATCCTTGAGCCCGAGCTGATGCACGCGGGCGATGCGCTGTACTTTTCCGGTGAATTCCACCACCGCCGCGCTGTCGTTACCGCTCGCTTTCATATAGCGATTGGTGCGCAGCTTCGCAAACATCTCGCGCTTAATCCGGCCTTGCTTTGCCCTGACAGGCGGGCGCTTACGCGGAGCGTACGGCGAGCCGTCCGGCGCTTTCTGCGATTTAATACGCTGCTGTTGCCGCTGGCGCAGTTTCTTCGCAATATCGGCGGTCATCCGACGCCGCCCGGCAGGGGAAAGCGCCGCTATCAATCCGGCAAGCTTGTCCTCAAAGGGTTTGAAGTCATTCATCCCATTTACTCACCCGCTCGCCATTACTCCACATCTCAACAGGGCGTGTCACCGGCTCCGGCGGTGGCGGCTCCGGGATGTTCTCAACGTGCAGTGCGCCGTCGGCCTCTTTGACCAGGGTTCGCTCAGTCAGCAACAGGCTGATGCTGACATCGAGGCTACTGTCGTTATTAATGTCGACATACCAGATAAAGCCCTTTTTTCTTCCTTCATCGGTTGTCATGATGTCCGGCTGATTGACGCGCAGCCAGGCCATAATCGGCACAAACAGCAGGTCAATATCGTCGGTGAAATCCATCACCACGATGTTAAGCGTGTACCGCTTTTCATACGACAGGGAGCGTGCCAGCGTTGCCACATTATTCCCGCTATCGATAAAGACGCGCAGCATATCGGGGTTGCTACGCAGTACCGGCACCGCATCAGTTAAGGCTTTTCGCAGACTGTTGGGCTTTAGCATCGATTTCATCCTGGCATTGTTTCACCGTATCAACCTGAATGGCGCAGCTTTTCAGGGCGTTCTCGAGCTGGCGTATATCTTCACTCAGGTCGCCATTAGTCAGCGGGTCGCTGCCCGGTATCGTGCAGGGGCTGACCTTCGGGCAGGCGTTGTAAACAATCACCGGCGGCGGCATTGGTGCAGGCGGCGCGCTGGTGCAACCGGCGCACAACATCAGGTAAATCAGCGCGGTACCAGCGGCGAAACACGTCATTTTCATTGAGTAACCTCGTGATAGTTTGTTCACGGCGGAAAGCCAGCAGGTTAGCGGCGGTGAGCTTGTCCCGCATAGCAACCTGCGCCCGCTCTTTACGCTGCGACTGCTCTGCGGCCACGTTGAGCTGATTTTTCAGCATGGTGATTGTCGTTTTGTGTTCAACGGCGACCCGGTTCGCACGCTCAAATGAGGTGCGCAAATTGCTGTTATCGTGGCGCATCCACAGCAGACCCGCGCAGGCCAGCGCCAGCAGGAGAATGACGGGTTTCATGCAGATACCCCTCCGGCCCTTCGCCACACGGCGACCAGTTTGTCGAGGCTGTGCTCACGCTGACCATACCCGGCCCCCGGCAATGAGGCCCATATGTTGCGACAACGGGAAATGGCGCGCTCAATGCGCCCCTGCTGTAAGTCTTCCAGCGCGCCGCGCTCACGGATCAGCTGAATGGCGAGTCTGTCCTGTGATGCCGGGCTGAAATCCGGCAAAACGAGCTGCTTTTTGTAATGCGGCCAGAACAGGTAAAGCTGCTGGTAACGCCCGGATGCCGTGGATTTTTCCCCGCGACGACTGAAGACTTTCGCCGGGCGCCCACCGGCAAACGGATGATCGCGATAGTCGGTAAAAATCTCCGGCTTACCATCGATACCGGTGACAATGACGTCGTATCCGTTGTTTTTCGTCAGCGGGTGCGTCGCCGTACCCTCTGAAAACGCCAGCGTGTCGAGGAATGCCGCGACGTTGGGGTGTGTCTTAATGACCGCCATCGCTTTCCCCTTTTTTAATCCTGCGCTGGATCGCAATCTCCACCGCCTGATAACCGGCGATACCCAGCATGGAGCCAAATCCGCACACGGCGGCGGGCGGCAGGTCGGGAAACTGCACCAGGGCCACCCCGGCCACCATCGAGACAAAGCCGCCCAGCAACATGCGACCAATAAAAAGCCGGGCGGTGATGGGCTCGCCACCGGCCAGCACTTTACCGACGACAATCAGCACGCCGATAACAAAGAGGGACAGGACGCTTTTTTCACCTTCCGTCATGTGTTTACTCCCAGAGATTAATTGTTTCAGTTACGGGGGATGACCGGACGTCGGGCAATTCGACCACCGTACCATGTGGCAGCACAGCGCCGAGTTCGGCCAGCCCCGGATTGGCGGCCAGCACCGACTCGAAGACCCCCTCAGTACGCCCGTAATAGCTGGCGCAAATCATGTCGAGCGTGTCGCCCTGTTGCGCGATGGCCTGCATCAGATTTGGCTCACGATGCAGCGGGGGTTGTCCTGGACGCGTGATACGGCCCAGCGCATGTCCCGCCACAGCTCGTCGACCGTGGTGTCGATACTGTCGGCCTTTTTATCGCCTCTGGCGCTGGCATCCATGCCGCGATAACGCTCGTAGAGCGTGGCGGTTGCCATTGAGGTCACGGCGCGCAGGTAGTAGAAAACACGCACGCTCTCGCCGTCGAGCTCATCCGCCGGCACACTGGCCAGCTTGCTAAAACCCCCGGCAATCTGCTGCTCGCGCCACAGATACAGCTCGGCATTGGTTTCAGCGATACCGGTTTTGATGGCCTCACGCAGCCGGGCCGGGGCAACGGTCTGCTCAAGGCGCATCCCTTCACGCACGCGTTTCGGGTCGATGTCAGGAAAGAAAAACGTATTTTTAATCACCGGCTCATCGCTGGCAGGCGGCGGGATGACCACCACGCCACCCGGCTGCGGCTCATTGTTTTTGTTAATAATCAGCGTCGTCATGACTACCTCTGAATAGGTGGGCGGTGGACGCCGGTCTCAGGTCGGGTAACCCCCCTCATCGACCGGCGTGCCGCCCTGGCGCGGGGCGCATTCTGTTAACCGGCGGTCTTTTTTGGTCGGCCACGTTTAGCCGGTGCCGTGGTTTTCACGGCGCGCGGCGCGCTTACCGGGGCTTTAACGACCATTGCCGGTCTGGGCTTCAGCTCTCGCTCAAGCCGTTCAATGTCTTTTTTGACGCCTGCCTGACAGTCGAGCTGCATTGCGCGTTTAAGGTGGGCCAGCGCATCGGCGGGCTGTTTGTTATCCCGCAACACCTGTCCGGTGATTTTGTGCAGCTTTGCGCGCACCTCGTCCGGCATATCGGCAGCAGCGGTCAGCGCCAGCGTGTCGAGTAGCTGGCTGATGACGACCGGTTCACCGGCGGCATGGGCGCGCATGGCGGCGAGTGCCACCTCTTCGGTGAACATGTACTGCGGCGGGCGGCGGTGCCTGCCTGGCATGGTCAGACCGTACTTGAAGGCGTAGCGGGCGATGTCCATCGCGCCGCCGATATCGCCGACATCAAGACGCCACAGCATGACGGTCATCACGATGTCATCCTGCGCGCCTTTGCCCTGTTCCAGTACGCCACTGATCCACGGCAGATAGAACGGCAGCAGCTCGCGCTTTTTCCTGGCTTTCAGCTCTTTACCAAAGATGGCTTTTAACGTGCGTTGGTCTGCGGCCAGCTTAACCAGCATCTGCTCGTAGGCAGTGGCATGCCGCAGCGGGTTATTTTCCCGCTGCGCGGTTTCAATGGCCGAGACCCGCATCATGTGACGCTGTGCGGGGCTCGTCATCGGTTAGCCCTCCGGTTGCGCGGCAGAGAAATCGCCCAGCTTGATATTTTCAATGAAGCACCCGGCGGCGTAGGTTTCGACCACGTAATCGATGTTCATCGATTCGTAGTTTTCCACCTGGTCGAGTCTCGGGTTTTCGATGATGGAGCGGCGGTGACTTTCGTCCATGAAATAGATGGACAGGTTATCGAGACGCGTCACCATAATCGCGTTCGGCGGGAAATACGGCACACGCACGGCAGGCAGGTTGCCGATGCGTTTCTGGCTGATGATGATGTCAGCCGCGAGCGCTTCACTGTTGGGCTGGTCTTTGTTGACAATCGGGAAATATTTGTCGGCCAGCAGCTTACGCCCCACAATCGCCACGAGCTCCGAATCTTCCTGATAAATTTCGTCAATCAGGTTGTCGGTGGCATCCATGACCAGTGCATCAAGGCTGACGTAATCGCCGTTTTTACCCACACGGATCACAGAGGAAACCGCGTTCCCTTCCTCGTCGACAACTTTGCTCATCACACGGGTCGCCGCTTCATTGCGGTATTTCTGCGGCCAGCCCACGGCGACATCCTGCAGCATCGGATGGGCTTTGCGGTCAGAGGTTTCGGCACGCTCAACGCCGTTGAACCCGGCCATGATGAAATCAAGCGCCTGTCGCTGGATGATGGCATCGCGAATACGGCGCTGGAAGTCCTGGAAGCGCGCCCACAAATCCAGCTTTTTATATTTGAAATGGAAGTCAAAGTTGACCTGGTCGCATTCGTATTTTTTGGATTCCAGCGCAGCGAAGTCGGCAGTTTTACGCTCCAGGCCGCTGTTGGTGTCCGTGGTGCTGGCGATGGTGCCATTGACGCCGACGCCAATTTTTTCACCCTTCAGCTCATCCACCGGCACGATATTAATTTTCTGCAAAAAGGCCGAGGACATCTGCACGGTGTTCATCATGGTTTGCGTGACGGACGGCTCGACGGAGAATTTTTTACTCACGTCGTCCGGGTCGATGCCGTTCAGCTCAGCAACGCGGGACAGATAGCCATTGAATTTAAAACGGGTTTCCTGACGCATAGTCTTTCCTGTTGGGTTAAATCGGGTTGTCTGACCGGGCAAAGCTGTTGCCCGGCGATAAATTCATGACCGTTTAGCAGTCAGTCAGCAGCTCATCACCTCCGCCACCGCTGGAGAGCTTGCGGCGGGGCTGCGTGGTGCTTTCGGTGTTATCCAGCGTGTTTTTTAACTGGCTGAATGCCTGGCGGGTCTGGTCGGCTTGACTGGTGACGTCCTGTTTCAGTGTCGCAAAGGCATTTTCCAGTTCGGCAAGACGTTGCCCGGTAGCGGTGAGGTTTTCCTGCACATGCTCACTGACGGTCGTCACGGCTTCATGCACATCCTGAAAACGGGCGTCATCACTGGCCTGTTTGCGGCTGAAAATCGACTTCACCTTGTCGCTCAGGGCGGTGAAAACATTTTCCGGCAGGTCTTCGAATTCCAGCTCGGCGATGGTGGCAACAGAAATCAGGTTGCCCGGTGCGGCTTTGAAGCGGTTAAGGGGGTTAAATTTGGCACCCCGGCAAAATTCGAGGTATTCGGTGCCGAGGCTGGCCGGGTCATCGGTCACGGCGAGGCCGACCAGGTAGCATTTACCGCTATTGGCAAAATTCGGCTGGATTTCCATGGAGGTGTAAACCTTCTGCAATTTTTTATTCATTGCGATCAGGTCATCGGTCGGGGTGATTTTAGCGAACAGCGCCAGCTTGCCTTTCAGTACCGAGTCGTCGTCAATTTTTTCAGACTTCAGCTCAACCACATCGCCGTAACGGCTGAACGGACCCTCCGGCAGGATGCCTTTCAGGTGTTCGAGGTTAATGCGGCAACCGTAGACGCGGGGGTCAAAGGTCTCAGCCATTTCCTGAATATCCATCGCGCTGATAACGCGGCCGTCACAGGTATCGCCTTCGACGCCGATGCGAAACCATTTTGAAACTTTTTTTGCCATTGTCAGGAGTCCTGATGTCGGGTTAACGGGTCGGGGCTAGTTTCCCGACGTCGCCACTCTCCCGCCATCAGTCCCGGATGGCTTATCCCTCACACAACAGCACCTTAGCGATTCACATCCCCCGTTTCTTTAGCCTTGCCCTGTATCAATCACGGCGAGGCATCCATGACCATCACCACTGACACCACTTTGTTAAACGACCCGCGACGCCAGGCGGCCTTGCTGTACTGGCAGGGGTTCTCCGTGCCGCAGATTGCCGACATGTTGCAGACCAAACGCCCCACGGTGCAGAGCTGGAAACAGCGCGACCACTGGGAGGAAACGGCACCGCTGAACCGGGTCGAAAGCACCCTGGAGGCCCGGCTGATCCAGCTTTATGCGAAACCCAGCCTGACGCCCCATGATTTCAAGGTCGCCGATTTTCTGGCCCGGCAGATGGAGCGCTTCGCGCGGATTAACCGCTATGGCCAGACCGGAAACGAGGCTGACCTGAATCCCCGCGTGGCCAACCGTAACAAAGGTGAACGTAAAAAGCCGACAAAGAACTTTTTCAGCGACGAGGCTATCGAAAAACTGGAAGAGATTTTTTTCGCGGAGTCTTTCGAATATCAGCTCCGCTGGCACCGCGCCGGGCTTGAGCACCGTATTCGCGACATTCTGAAATCGCGCCAGATTGGGGCGACGTTCTACTTTTCCCGCGAGGCGCTGCTGCACGCGCTGAAAACCGGCCATAACCAGATTTTTCTGTCAGCAAGTAAAACGCAGGCGTATGTATTCCGTGAGTACATCATCCAGTTTGCCCGCCGGGTTGATGTGGAGCTGACCGGCGACCCGATCGTCATCGGCAACAACGGCGCAAAGCTGATTTTTCTCGGCACCAACTCCAACACCGCGCAAAGTCATAACGGCGACCTGTATGTCGATGAGATATTCTGGATCCCCAACTTCCAGAAACTGCGCAAAGTGTCGTCGGGCATGGCGTCACAAAGCCACCTGCGTAGCACCTACTTTTCAACACCCTCCACCCTGGCGCACGGCGCTTACCCGTTCTGGTCCGGGGAATTATTTAACCGTGGCCGCGCCCGCGTCAGTGAACGCGTCGACATCGATATCAGTCATGATGCCCTCGCCGCTGGCGTGGCGTGTCCCGATGGTCAGTGGCGGCAGATTGTCACCATTGAGGATGCGCTCGCCGGGGGCTGTACGCTGTTTAACCTTGAGCAACTCCGGCAGGAAAACAGCGTCGACGACTTCCGTAACCTGTTTATGTGCGAGTTCGTTGACGACAAGGCGTCGGTGTTCCCGTTCGAGGATTTGCAACGCTGCATGGTCGACAGTCTGGAAGAGTGGGAAGACTTTGCGCCGTTCGCCGACAACCCGTTCGGCTCCCGCCCGGTCTGGGTGGGATACGACCCTTCGCACAGCGGCGACAGCGCCGGATGTGTGGTGCTCGCGCCGCCGGTTGTCGCCGGGGGCAAGTTTCGCATTCTGGAGCGCCATCAGTGGAAAGGCATGGACTTCGCGACTCAGGCCGAATCCATCCGCCAGCTCACCGAAAAATACAACGTCGAGTACATCGGTATCGATGCGACCGGCCTCGGTATTGGCGTCTTCCAGCTGGTTCGCTCGTTTTATCCCGCCGCCCGCGATATCCGCTACACGCCGGAAATGAAAACCGCAATGGTGCTGAAAGCAAAAGACGTTATCCGCCGTGGCTGTCTCGAATATGACGTCAGCGCCACCGACATTACCACCTCGTTTATGGCTATCCGCAAGACCATGACCAGCAGCGGGCGCAGCGCCACATATGAGGCCAGCCGCACCGAGGAAGCCAGCCACGCGGATGTCGCCTGGGCGACCATGCACGCGCTGTTAAACGAACCGCTGACCGCTGGCAGCGGCCAGGCCACATCATCCATTCTGGAGTTCAACTTATGAGTAAATACAAAGGCCGCAAGCCACAGCCACAAAAGCGCCCGCGCAACATGAAAGACACCGCCCCCCAAAAAATGGAGGCGTTTACCTTTGGCGAGCCGAGCGCCGTGCTCGACCGCCGCGATATTCTGGATTACGTGGAATGCGTCAATAACGGCAAATGGTTCGAACCGCCGGTCAGCTTTAACGGGCTGGCGAAAAGCCTGCGTGCCGCCGTTCATCACAGCTCGCCGATTTACGTTAAGCGCAATATTCTGGCCTCAACGTTTATTCCGCACCCGCTTTTATCACAACAGGATTTCAGCCGCTTCGCGCTCGATTTCCTGGTGTTTGGCAACGCCTTTTTAGAGCAACGAAAGAGCGTGACCGGTCGCCCGCTGAAGCTGGAAACGTCACCGGCAAAATACACGCGGCGTGGTATTGAGGAGGATATCTACTGGTGGGTGCCGTCATTCGACCAGCCGCACCCGTTCGCGCCTGGCTCCGTGTTTCACCTGCTGGAGCCTGACATCAATCAGGAGCTGTACGGTATGCCGGAATATCTCAGTGCGCTCAATTCCGCCTGGCTGAACGAGGCAGCAACGCTGTTCCGTCGCAAGTATTACCAGAACGGCGCACATGCCGGTTACATCATGTATGTGACAGACGCCGCGCAAAGCGGTACCGATGTTGAGGCGCTGCGTGATGCGATGCGCAGCTCAAAAGGTCTTGGGAACTTCAAAAATCTGTTTTTCTACGCACCGCACGGAAAACCGGACGGCATTAAAATTGTGCCGCTCAGCGAGGTAGCCACGAAAGACGACTTTTTCAACATCAAAAAAGTCAGCGCCGCCGACCTGCTCGACGCGCACCGCATCCCGTTCCAGCTGATGGGCGGCAAGCCTGAAAACGTCGGCTCGCTCGGTGACATCGAGAAGGTGGCAAAGGTATTTGTGCGTAACGAGCTCATCCCGCTACAGGACCGAATGCGCGAGGTCAACGCGTGGGCCGATCAGGAGGTGATCCGGTTCAAAAGTTACACCCTCGACACCGAAAGTGACTGATTTCCGCCGCCTCCGGGCGGCTTTTTCTGACCCCCACGCCTGACCGCCTCAGAAACCTGCCACGGCCTCGAACGCCTCGGCATCACCCACCGACACCCTCGCGAACCTGCGCGGCACAGCGACGCGCTCAGGCTGCGAAAATAAATGCGCAAAAGTACGCTGGCGCGCAGTGCTTTCCCCTCCTCGCCTGCCCGCTTCGTGGGGCGGTTTTATTGCAGTTGCCTGACCATTCGGGATCCGCGCCAACTCTGGCGGCGCACGGTCAGAACGGGCTATCTCGGCGCATGCAAAACCATGCACCAGATGCATGCATGGCTGAAAGTCTTATAGGGTAGCTAATTTTTATAAAAAACTATTGCTGCAATACCACCACTTTCCCCAAATCAACATTAAACTCAACATCCCCAGCATCTATGTTTTCATTCGTCACATGAGCATCAAAAAGCTCCTCCGTTTTATATCCCGCATGAAAAACTGGGCTAATGATAGATACTTTATTAAATGGCTCCTTATCATGAATAATATAATACCGACCGTAAACATATACAGTTTCATCGGAATTAATGCTAAGTGTTGTTTTTGCTTCAACCCCATCCATTAAAGAAAAGTCAATATTGTTCAACAAACAAATTAAAATGCCCGCCATCTTCATTCTGTTGATATCAAGTGGAGTTAAGTCCACATTGGGTATTTCTCTTTTTAGCAAATCCTTTAACTCATCAAACAAAACATCATATTCAATTGAGTCAGAACAATTTAATAGTGACAAGGCTTCTTGAATCATCCGCCTTTCATTTGCGCCAATATCTTGCGTTAGCTTACAGATATCGCCTTTTATTTCGTAAGATTTTTTATTGTTAAGCTTCTTTCGCGCAGTATTAATCTGCCCGCCTTTCAATCCTAATTTTTTTTTGAAATAATCATCATTAAACATTCTCAATTGCAGCTTAATTAATAATGGTAAGAACTTCGGATATTCATTCAACTCAGGTTTTACATCATGTTTATCCCGACCAAACCCCAAGCTTAATAACAAGTGATTTCTCAGCATCATATCATTTATTAAACCTTGATCCCTCTGATGGTTATGAGCAACAAAACTTCCAATTTCAAAAATATTTTTGGTCGCAGTCGGTAACTCACGAGCCGTCACAAAAAGCACATCTATATCACTGTCAGTAAAGGTTCCATCCTTTAACTTCCTCAATATTCTTTCTATTCTTGAGATTGCCTTACTTTTATTCATAGAATTTCATTTGCTCCAGTTATTATTAAATCAGAATGGATGCTAAAACAGAGGGGGTCCTTACAACTCACTTTGCAAGTTGTCCAACCCTGCCAGCACTGAAATCAATTTTCAGTACCGGCAGCGTTTGTCATTGTATTGGTTAATTGCGAAACGACCTCGCTTGTTCCCACATTGACGCGCGCCACTACAGTCCGTTTAACCACCCCATCATAAGCATTATTGCCTCGAAACGTTGTTTTTACAACAGCATGCGGGTCTTTATTCAAAAACAGATAGTAGACCGTTGAAATATGTTCATAAGAGGAATAATCATCGAGCCATCCCAACCTCTAAAACTACCCTGAAATGCATCAATATTGATTTTATTATTCAGAGATTGAGGATCCTTGTCGAAATCGTTGAAACACCATCCCAACACATCACCGAGCTTTACCGCATCATCTTTAGTAAAAGTGTACTCATTCATACAGGCATAAAAGGTATCAGCCACGCTGAACGGTACACCTTTGAAGCCGACATATTCTTCAACGATAAAGTGCCGAGTTTCTTTTTGCTCGTTGCGATATTCTTTGAGGGTTTTATCTGCATACTCAAACGTTGGTGTAGCCGGTTCCACTTTAACCGCCGGTACGTCATTTTTTGCTACTAGATGACTTTTTCAGTCGGCCATAAGATTGAACCGATAATGCCCAACGCCAGACATCCTCCAAGATAAACCGCAATGGATCGCTTACGGTTCGGCATCCGAATCAGCGACGGCTTGATTAAACCCAAGATGAAAGAAATAAAGAGTGCCAAAGATATAAATACTATTACGGTATCCATGATTTTCTTTATGTGTAATCCCCATACAAAACAACCCCATGCTATCAAACACGGGGCCGATGGTTGTACATTTTTCAGGAACTAACGCCAGCTCTCATCTTCCCATACTTCCTGAAGGATACCGTCCAACGCTTCACGGTCTGATTCCTGATCGAACCCAACCAGCTCTACGCCTGTCATTGCCCCTTTTGTTACCGTCACTCTCGTTGATGGGAAAATTGACTGTACGCGTCGAGTTAACTCGCACTGAAAAGCATCGACAACTTGCTGCCCAATTTTTGCGTCTTTATCCAACGTGATGTTAACCCTCACTTCTCCCCCTTTTTTTAATCGTTTTTCTACAGGGGCGGGAGTAAAAACAACAGAAAAATAATTGTTTTTCATCAAGTTACCTCTTGCTATCTCCGCGATTAAATTTAAAGCAATTTCACGATCCCTTTCCTGACACACACCCTCTGTTGTCAGACGCGCAATCATCTCGACCCGTTCAATCATGACTTGCTCGTTTAAATCTCTATCCACACAACCTCCAATACGGGATACTGTATAAATATACAGTATCATGTATCGATAAAAAGATGAAAGAAAAAAGTTACACACAAAGATAACGTATGTGCATGATATGGATATGAATTAGTTACAGTCTCAACTTAGTAACTGACGCTAACCCCGCGACTCGATTTAGGATTTGTCTGGCCTGCGCCCCGTGTGATGGTGCTGCTGGAAAAATTTCACCGGTTGCTGAACCACGGCACCACTTGCCATTTATGCAGCTTTTGCCACCGGACATCAGGTGCAGCGCCTCACCCCGGCTAATGGTTTCGCCGGTCGCTATCTGAATCTCGTCTATTGTTCTGTCAATGGTTGCGCTTTGTTTATCCGTTCCGTGGATAAACTCCTGCCTGGTCACCCTTCTTTTGTCCCTGAGTCTGGCCGTTAGCTTCCGCCTTTCACTTCGACTCAACGGTTTGGATAAATCCAGCTCCGGTGGATCGCTTTCGCTTCCCGTACAGTTATTGACAGAACTCCGAGAGGGCGCAGGAGCGCCCTTAACGTCAACGGCCAAATCAACGGCACGCTTCGGCACAATTTTCCACTGCGTTAGCCGGGTTAAAATCGGGGTGTCAGCGCCGACGGCGGAATCGTACACGCCGCGAATGCAGATAGTTTCCTCACCATACTGGTTAAACTCGGCGCGAGGCTCATACAGCGTGCGCACCTGCAAATCGTCACGACGGACAAACGGGCCACCCTGCGCATTAACGTAACCAGCCCAGTCACCGACGTCAGCGGCATCATGAACGGCGGCAAACTCAACGCTTAAACCGTGCGCGGTCTCGGTATCAGCGAGACGACGCAACTCACGGTAGACCGTCACCGGCGCACCACCAATAAACTGAAACTGACGGATGTGCCAGCGCGCCGCCCATGCTGAAACGGCGGGGGCTGTCTCTTTCAGCAGCTCACCGCTTTCGTCATCGGTTTCACCATCGAGAGCATAACCGTCGATATTTTTCGAAATGTATTTAGCAACATAGCCGGTAGCGCTGCCCTTTTCTGGGTCAATGGCCTCGGCATGAAAGCGCGCTTTTTTGGCTTTATCACTTCTCAGTTCGTGGCGGTCTTCCTCCCATGCATAATCACGGATGATAAGGCGCACGCGCTCGACGTCCTCCGGCAACATGAACATAAGCATGTGCCAGTGCGGCGTTCCGTCGTGATGAGGTTCGGCAACACGGATGCCGAAAATGCGTATTTCTTCCCGATGCAGCTTGGCGCGTATGCGCGCCCAAAGGCCAGTTAGATAGCTCTGCGTGTCCGATGGGCTGGCACCATTCCATTTGCTGTTACGGTATCCCGCTTTAGTCGTGGCGTGATATTTAGACGGTGCAGTCAGGGTGTAAAACTCCCCGACATAACCGAGTTCATTGCAGATATTTTCAAACCCACGGATGCGGGTCATCAGTTCGCAGCGGCGTATCGCAGGATTAGCGACCGAACCGTCGTATTTTTCAATCAGGCTGATGCGGTTGCCGTCTTCGTCTTCGAGATCCAGTCCCTTGAGAAACTCACGCGTTCGGCGCTTCTGTTCGCGCCAGTCTGTTACGCAGTTTTTACTCGCGTAGGCGTGCTTTTTCTTGCTGACGTTGCCGACTGCAATTTGTAGGTGTTCGCGCCATGCCGACGCGACACGACGCAGACGATTACGCCACCATGACTCAGTGAACATACGGATTATTGCAGGGGCGATATCATCTTTGTTGAAGTATTTATTTGCTACGCGCTCCCAATGGGGAGGGGTGACATTGAATTGCAGAGAAATAAAACCAGCGTGCATGTACCAGGTGTATAGAGTTTTGAGCTCACCAAAACCTGAATCATCAATATTTGCCAGCTCAGAACGAATGAAATTAGCGATGTCACATGCCAGCAAGTCAACATCGGCGCGCGACAAATCAGGGAGGCGGTTATATCTGGCGACAAGATTAACCATGCGAGATGCCAGATATTGCATGAGTCGGGTGTCAAAATGTCCACCGAAAACGGCGGTTGATACATTAGTGTTGATACCCGCGCTCTCATATTTTTTTGCGACCAGCTCAAGACGCGGCAATGCCTTTTTGCAGAAACTGATTAAAAAAGCATTGGCTCGTTGACTGCTCTGATTTTGCTCCAGCACCGCCGCAGTGCGATAAACGTCAAAACGTACGCACTCTGGCTGGAGAGAAAGTACCTTTTTTGCATGCAGCAAAGCCGCGAACATACGGTCGCGGCGATACTGTTGGTCATAGGTAAGATATGGGCTGGCTATTGCCGACCGTGGAACATTCCACGGATAAGCGAATTGAACCGCCAAGTCATACCCCCCGAAAATGTTTAGATTTCAATTCGGTGACCTCCTGACAGGTCACGCAAAAGGCCACACCCGGAATCGCAATGCGGCGAGCTTCCGGGATTGGTTCGTCACATTCTTCGCAGAGAAAACGGGAAGGTGAGGCGATACGGCTACGCGCGTTGCTGATGTGGCGTTCGTGGTCTTCCTGCTCGCGCAGTTGTGCTAAATCCATTGCGTCGGCCATTAGTGCAGCTCCTGTGATTCATTCTCAAAGCGAGTGGCTTCACGGCGCAGCAGTTCGGCGGCTTCGGTACAGCTCATCCCCTCTTTGATGATATGTATCGCCAGTGCCTCAAGACGGATTGAAACAGCGAGCGCGCGGTCTTTACGCTCTTCTTTTTTGGCATCAGTCAGCAATATGGCCAGCGCATCGCTATCTGTATTAAAACTACGGGTTACGGTATTACGCATAATTTATTCTCCTGATTTCGGGCAATAAGAAGCCCGGCGGATTTACGCCATTAAATTTCTGTTTGGATTAATTCGGCATTGTTAGCCGTTTTGGAAATAAGCTCACCACTGCGCGAAAATGATTCATCGCTGTAATAAGCGCTTTTTTCTCGTCAGTAGTCAGCTCACTTAATTGGAGCTCATGACGAGCCGCAGGGATTTTTGCCAGAAAGAAAATAGCGGCCAGCGCCCGATTATTTTCTTCAAATTGTGGGTCACGTTTATCACGCATATCATCGACAAAACGTTCAACCTCTTTCCAGCTATCGCCCCAATATCTTGCGCGCAATTCAGCCACATGATTGAGACCGGCCAGACGTTCACCCGCTTTTAGCGGAACAGTCGCGGAAACAGCTTCGATAGCCATGATTCCCCCTGCTTTTGAGTAGAGAGACCAGCCAGTAAATCAGCCTGTGAGTTGCTCGGGTGCCAGCGCTTGCCGTCCTTACCTGCGATCCAGCCGTGGCCGTAGTGCATGCCGGGACTTTGCTTTTTAAGCAGAGACGCGAATGACGGTTCATTATTCAACATAAGCACCTCACATCAGACCGAATGAGGCACCGAGGCCGCTCATGGTGTCTACAACGCTTGTCATTGCCGGGTTAGCCTGAATCCGCGCATGCAGCGCCAGAGCCGACAATGACAACATGCGAATGCCAGCATTTACGCTTTCAATCATGTTGTGCTTACGTGCAGAGGTCAGGCGCTCATTAGAGACCGCACCGCTTGCCAGCTCGCCGAGTTCACTCATTGCTCGCATGACATAAGACTGCAATTTGTCTTTAGCCAGCTCATTTACCGGCACGCACGGTAGACAGTGAATCTGCGCAAGAAAGCCATCTACGAGGGTTGAGTCTTCTGTCAGGTCAGTCAGCAGCCACAATTCAGGCGGCGTGAACTGGTGAGGCTGTTCCGGGTTGAGCTTGTTGCGTAACGTCTGAACATTCATACCCGCACGCTCGGCCAGCTTCGCCATGTTGTGACGTTGCGCAAAAGCCCGGCATGCTTCGTCATAGTGGGGATGTTTGGAAACCTGAAAATCAAACATGTTGCATCCTTACAATTCACATAAAGTGAATTAAGCGCCGATGACGAGTTGAAAACGGGAATGACCCAACGCCTTACGCAACTGCTCTTCTTTCCAGCGTGCGTAATAAATGCGAATCGGGCCACCTGCTTTCTTGCAGCCTTTACGGATGGTGCGTGGTTCGATTGGTACACAAGGGTTATCGCCGGTTGTCCAGCGGTAGGCGGTGCGTTCAGAAACACCCTCAAGCTCTGCGAATTGTTGCAAAGTAACGATTGGTGCGGGAACTTTGATGATTGCGATTTCAGAAGCCATGTTGCATGATTCCCCTTTTACTAAAGATTGCAATTAATAGCCATCTGTTTGCCAACGTTCGCCATTAATTGCCTAGGTTTAGGCTTAACATAACTCCCAAAGTGGAGTTTGTAAATAGGTTAAAGCTATATGAGAATTGAAGGTCTTGGTTTAAACAATGAAGAAGTGCTGGACAGGATTTGCGAGGCTTACGGATTTTCTCAGAAAATTCAATTAGCTAGACACTTCGAAATTGCATCAAGCTCTCTTGCTAACAGGTACAGTCGCGATTCCATTTCTTATGACTTTATTGTGCATTGCGCCCTAGAAACTGGCGCAAATCTCGCTTGGCTACTCACCGGCAAAGGGTCACCTACAACCGGCAATATGAATACCGATACCCAAAATGTGGAGAAATTCACATTAAGTGAAGAGTCTCTGGTTAGTGATGGCGATTTGAGTATTGCTGGCAAGTTCTTTAGCAAGCCGCTTACGAATCCAATTGCCGTCTACGCTGACGGAAAACTCCATTTCATCGAGCGAGACGCATCCCTATCAGATGGAGAATGGCTCGTCGATATTGAAGGTGCTATTAGCATTCGAGAATTAACAAAATTGCCAGGCAGAAGACTACATGTAGCAGGGGGCAAGGTTCCCTTCGAATGTGGATTTGATGACATTAAAGCATTAGGTCGCGTGATGGGTGTATACAGCGAGGTTAACTAATGACCGTGCGTAAAAATCCAACTGGCGGTTGGATTTGTGAGCTCTACCCAAACGGTGCAAAAGGCAAACGCATCAGAAAGAAATTCGCTACTAAAGGCGAGGCTCTGGCGTTTGAACAGTACACCGTTCAAAACCCGTGGCAGGAAGAAAAGGAAGACAGGCGCACGTTAAAAGAGCTGGTTGACTCATGGTATAGCGCTCATGGCATCACACTGAAAGATGGCTTGAAACGTCAGTTAGCCATGCACCATGCTTTTGAGTGTATGGGCGAGCCACTCGCACGCGATTTCGATGCACAGATGTTTTCCCGCTACCGAGAAAAACGGTTGAAAGGTGAGCATGCCCGTTCAAACAGAGTGAAAGAGGTATCGCCTCGCACGCTTAATCTTGAGCTGGCCTACTTCCGGGCAGTGTTCAATGAGCTAAACCGCCTCGGAGAATGGAAAGGTGAAAACCCACTGAAAAATATGCGCCCATTCCGCATTGAAGAAATGGAAATGGCCTGGCTAACTCACGACCAAATTTCGCAACTACTTGGAGAGTGTAAACGGCACGACCACCCTGATTTAGAAACAGTGGTAAGAATTTGTCTCGCCACTGGCGCACGGTGGTCAGAGGCCGAGAGTCTGAGAAAAAGCCAACTCGCGAAATACAAAATCACATACACCAACACGAAAGGCAGAAAAAACCGCACCGTCCCAATCAGCAAAGAACTCTATGAGTCTCTGCCTGATGATAAAAAAGGCCGGTTGTTTAGTGATTGTTATGGCGCATTCCGCTCAGCTCTGGAAAGAACAGGCATCGAACTACCGGCAGGGCAGCTTACCCACGTTTTGCGCCACACCTTCGCCAGTCACTTTATGATGAATGGTGGTAATATTTTAGTTTTACAACGCGTTTTGGGGCATACCGATATCAAAATGACAATGCGGTATGCACATTTTGCTCCAGACCACTTAGAAGACGCTGTTAAGCTTAATCCATTAAATACATTTAGTTAGGCTTATTTATTATTCATTTCTCGTAGATCTTGCTCCCAATGGGTATCGTTGGACTCAACAATACCCTCTCTTTCCAAAAGCATCATTCTCTTCAAAAGATACTTTTTGCTAACACCTCTTGTATAATACCTAACAGTTTCGGCAAAATCCCAATTGTTATCTGAAAATAGCCTTGGTTGGAACGAGTGGCAATATATAATCTCAATATCCTTACCCTCGCAATCAAAATTAGCTAACATATTAGTAATTTTTTTATCACGAAGCACCTCGACATGAGGGCCATGTAATGTTTCATATCCAATATGGATAACTGTTTTACCATCACTTGGGGCTTGCTTTACAGCTTTCACAAGTAACCCCTTAACATCTTTAGCTTTTTTGGAAATCGATTCATCTGCTATACATTCCCATTTAGCACAGAAAGGTCTCCTTATCTCATCGGCAAAAACATTAATTGTACTATATTCATCTTCGCTATAAGTGCAAAGTTTAGCCTGTAATGCCATCGTATAACTACCATGGGGTTCATAGTTATCATCTAAAAGATAGTTAAGTTGTGGCGAAGGATACTTTACTATCCATTTGGCAAAGTGTTCATTTACTCGGTCCATATCAATTAAATTTGCAACTACTGATATCTCATCATTTTCACAAGATACAACACCGCATTGCATCAAATCTCCTGAGGCGTATAATTGCCTAACAATATTCAAAAAAATATCAGGATTGGTGCTATTGACCTCACATTTGAACTTTACATTAAAAAAAACAGGATATGGGTAAGAAATTATGTAAGGTAGAGCTTTATGCCATCTTTTAACCCATTCCATACGTTCATTTTCTGAATATTGAGTTACCTTTGCAAGCCTTTTACATTCTACATATAGTTTATCATTTCCTTTCTTCACCAGAAGGTCTGGTGTTTTACCTGCACCTGACTCAGGTATAAACTCTACTTCCCAACCATTTTTTATATAACAGGCAGCAACTACTAATTCAAATAAGACAGAGTCTGGTTGATTCTCAGGTTTAATAAGTAAATCTTTAAGTTTATTTTCAATACCTTTTGTACGCTTTAACTCTTCGCTAAATTCTCCGATGGTGGCAAAGAACGGCAAAATTCTAGAGGATTGTGCAGGTTCATCAACTGTTGGGCGATCGGCAAGTGATTCTGCAAGGTACAAATACCAAGCGATCCAATCATCATAAAAGGCCATACGCGAATCTTTTTCATGTAAAGAAACATCTGTTTGACTGCTATATAACCTTTCAGTGAGGGTACGAAAATACCGCAGAACATTATCTCTTCGCTCAAACCATTTTTCTTCCCCCATAACCTCAACAAACCATCGATATGTTTTCTTTACATCTTTCACTAGTGGATCGTCATATCTCGCATTAAAATGCTTCCAAAATTCAGCGTACTCATCTTCAGTAACATTTTTATCATGGCTATTTTCGTTCACTTTATGTCCTCGGGTGGAAAAAAAAGATATGTCCAATTTACTATTTTTTAACCCATATGTATGTAACTGCATTCACAAACATAGCGCATTTTAGTGGCGATAAAGTGGCGGTAGAAATGGCTGATAATGGGTAATCATTGGCAAATGATGGCAATCTATGTCAATGATAAATAACGCAAACCATTGATTTTCGGTTGTTCAGGTAGGAACTCATAATCGCTTGGTCGTTGGTTCAAACCCAACAGGGGCCACCAAAAATCAAGGGTCTGCGAGCAATCGCAGGCCCTTTGTCTTTTCCAGGATAACAACACGATATCGCGCAGAAGTATGATCAGATAAACCACTGCAGCCTCTGCATGGCCATAGTCAAAACAACAACCACTCGCATAGTCTTTATTTCAGAAATAATTTTATCGCTCAGCCTCCCCGGATCCTTAATACTCTTATCTCTCTTCACGGCCAGGTCTGCCAGCTCTTTTGCGCTTTTCGGGGACCAGCCCTAATTGAACTGAGCAATACGATATGCATCAGGCAGAACCGCTTTCATTTCGAATGATGGGTGCAGGTATTCCTTTTTCTGTATAGGTCAGTCTGTTATGGGTGTGACGCTTTTGCGATAGCGAATCCAGATTCTGATTGTCATTTCTGACTGTTCAGCCAGGGCGGCAACAAGCCCCTGCCTGCTAACGCTGTCTATCTCTCCTCAAACGGTGACAACATTGCGCCACTCACCGTGACGTCAGTGACAGAAACTGAATCAACCGGACAACATGGTAGCCAGGATACTTTACCTCCGGCAGTTGATACTATAACGGTCGGTCATACTGCGGGTCGAAAACAGACAGTAGCAGGCCAATCAGATAACCCTTATGAAGTAACCAAAAATAGAGGAGCTAATCTGGTAACTGCCTTTTCAAAATAATACATGTTAATAAATAAGAATTTTCCCCTTTAAGGGGTCGGCAACATTCTCATTTATCAAAATGTCGTTTTGGAAAATAAATGAGTTTTAACATTTTTAATACATATAATTCACCACAAGCACCACAACCAACCAATAACACCATAAAAAAATGCCCGAACAATTAAAAACACAAGACTAATAAATTAAAACAAAATAAAAAACCAGAATAATGCAAACCTCAAGTGATTAATAAACACACCAGCATATCTCCCTCCCTGATAAAACACCCTGCGTCACAAATCATAACAACATAATTTTAAATAATATTTTTTAACACCCTCTCAATGTGTTACTAAATTGTGTTTACTAAGATTTGAGAACGAGCCCACATCAATAGGAAACGAAAATCAATACATCAATTTTGATTGCTTTAAACTATTGTAAATGGGCATCTATATACGTTAAAAATTAAACATGCAGCTGAACCCTGGCTGTATAAAAATAAAAAACAGCCAATAGATAGGTGCCAAAATCTCATGTTTACCATGGAGGCATAATTTACAAACATGTAATTTTATCTATTTGGCCCCCATCAACCACCAGAAAATTTAAAACGGAGCGATAACACACAGAGTCATACCAATCTAAAATGTGCCACCAGGGATTTCATACAAATACTGAAATAATTGCAAGAGCATCGTTGTCATTCATTAACAAGCACTTCCAATTGCTAATGAAAAATGATGCTATCGACGTTCTATGCTAATAAAACATGAGTTATTTATTAAAAATAACCTCGATAGCATTGTTATGTTTCTGATTATACCAATACAAATAAAGGAATTAAAATTATGCGTAACTCTAAACACACTCTTTCAGCGCTGATGCTGATCCTCTCTTCTGCAGCAGCAACTTCAGCAATTGCAGCTGACGGCACCATCACTATTAACGGCAAGATTACCGACACAACGTGTACTATTTCCGTTAATGGCGGAACGAATAGTGCAACCATAACCTTACCAACGGTTTCAGCTTCTACGCTGGCCGCTGCGGGCGCAACTGCCGGTGCAACGCCGTTCAATATCTCTTTGGGCGGCTGCTCCGGTACCGCTCTTGCTACGGCCAGCACCTATTTTGAACCAGGCGCCTATGTTGATAGCCAGAGCGGCCGTCTGAATATTGATTCTGGTGTAGCGGATGCGGCAAGCAATGTACAGGTTCAGCTGCTGAACTCTGCGCGTAACCCGATCGTCGCCGGCGCTTCCGTGGCCAATGGTCAAAACGATGTTCCGGTTGATATTTCTGGCGGTAGCGGCACCTTAAACTACTTCGCTCAGTACTACGCAACCGGCGCAGCAAATGCCGGTACCGTGACGACCCAGGTCGATTACACCATGGTTTACGAGTAACAAATCAGGGAGCAGGATTGCCTGCTCCCAATAATAATGAGGTTTTTTGATGTTTAAATATTTACTCTCCGGTTGCATCCTCATAGCCTCGAGTATTATTCCCTCAAGCGCTGTAGCGGACGTAGCAATTAACGGAACACGCATCATCTTTAATTCAAAAGATAAAGAAGCTGTTGTCCAGTTAAAAAACAATGGTAAGAATCCGTATTTGTTACAACTGTGGATTGATGATGGGAATCCTAAAGCTAAACCCGGTGAAGTAAAGGTTCCTTTTATTATTAATCCTCCAGTGGTACGCATCGACCCCACAAAAGGTCAGGCGGTGAGGATCATGTTCACTAATGCCGCCCTGCCCCAGGACCGGGAGACGCTGTACTGGTTCAATATGCTCGAGGTTCCGCCAAAACCCACTAGTTTAGTGGAGAGTGGCACTAACCTTTTACAGCTTGCCTTTCGAACGCGAATTAAATTGTTCTACCGTCCAACCAACCTTCAGCAAACTCCTCTGGAGGCTTATAAGAACCTTAAATTTACGTTGCACGGCAATACGTTAAATGTAAAAAATAAATCCCCCTATTTTGTTACATTCAGCAGCATCGAGCTCCGTAAATCAAAACATGCTGCGGTTGTCGCCACCGTTGATAATTTTCCGCGACGCATGCTGGCACCTCAGGGTGAAATGAGTCTCCCGCTGACAGCAAAAAGAGCTGAAAGCCTGAAAGGCCTCACACTTTTCTACAGTGTAATTAATGATTACGGAGGGGAAACCAAAAATGAGCAGGAATTGCCAAAATAA